CTCCCCGCCGATGTCATAGGCTTGCTTCAGGGCCGCATCATCGAGACCCAATCCTGTCAAGGCTTCCAACGGATCGATGCCTGCCTCTTGCAGCGCAGGCCCAATGCCATCCAGATCGATCGTGACGGTTTCCACATCAGTGCCGCCTGCAATTTCATCCAGAAGGCTCGCAGTGGCTTCAGGAGAGCGCTGGAGCGTTTTCAGCTTGTTGGCTGCGTCGAAGATCCGGGACACGCGATCCTGGGCCTCTGTGTCCTTTACGGCAATTTCGCGGTCGATCTCGGACGACAGCAGCGATTCAGCCCGCGAGCGCCCCGGCACAGCCGCCTCGACAAGAGACTGGAACACCATTGCAGACGCGCCGGCGATGCCACCCTCGTGTAGCGCACCCTCGAACAGCTTGGCCTCTTCCTCGTACCCCATAGCAATCAGGTTGTGCGTGATGGCCTCAGCGGTTTCCTGCGTAGCCTCCTCTGCGCCCTGCCCCAGAATGCGGGTCATCATGCCGGAGGCGAGACGATTGCGCATCGACGCCGGGAGCAGGCGAGTCATCGAACCGAGACGCAGCGCCTCAGAGCCGCCGGTGACCGCACCGCCCAAGGCAAGCTCGCCCGGTCGGGTCGACGGGTCTATGCCCCGTCGGCGCATCCGGTCGGCCTGCTGATCCGCACCCATCCCGACAAAAGCCGTTGTGGTTGTCGTTGCGCCACCCGTCGCCATTGCAGCCAGAACGGACGTGACGATCTGGCCAAGCCCTTCCCCGATTTGGTCTTCGATGCCTTGATCTTCCGGACGCCACGCCTCGGCCACGTCCTTGAAGGCTCCGCCATACTGGTTGGCGGCAAAGCCCGGCTGGGCATATTGTGCGATCTTTGCCTGTTCCGGATTGCGCTCCCAATACCGGCTCTCAGCCTCGACGACAGAATCCACCCCCGGCAGCCGCCCGAGCCCGTATTTCATGTTCAGGCCAACCGCGGCATTCCACAGATCACCAATACCAGAAATCGCGCTGCCGATGGATTGCGGCACGCCTGTTGCTGTGGAGCGCGCCAGATCGCCCGCCTCGCCCGGCAAAGCCCGGCCTGTATCCGTAGCCCCCCAATACATCACCGATGAGCCCGTGCTCATCAGCTTCTCCAACATGGAGATGTCCTTTACCTCGTCGCGGGCGATCGCGTAGTTATCCCGGCTGCCCCGCAACCAGGCTCGCGTCATCGGGGCGTCCTGCGTTTCAAGGTTCACGCGGTTCCATTCCGACAGGGTTTCGTAGCGGTCCCGATCAGTCGAGACAGACACGCGGGGCACGCCGTTCTCTTGCGCAAGCTTCAGGTCTCGCGCGGCGCGGTCAGGCTCATCTGTTTCCGTCAGGGAGTATGCTTTCAGGCCGAGCGTTTCGTCCTCGTTCCGCAATTCCTTGCGGGCACGCTCCAGATACTCGCGATCAGTTGGCACCCAATGCTCCTGTCACCATGTTTATGGATGTGCGGACACCCTCGACAGCGTTGCTAACAGCCTCGTCCCGTTCCGCACGGTCACGCATGGCCAGCGCCTCATTCGCGACCTCGAACTCGGACGGCGCTGCATTGCCGCCCTCAACCAGTTTGAGCCGGGCTGCGCGATAGAAGTCAGGATAGGTCTGGCTGACCTCCAGCGCGCGGCGGTATTTCTGAATATTCCCCTCACGGGCCGCCTCTTCCTCAGTCAGCGGACGCAGGGGCTCGGACGATTTCCACCAGAGCATTCCCTTCTGCGTTTCGACATTGGCCGCAGCAGCACCAACCAGAGCGCGCACGCGATCCGTGGTCAGCGGCTTGCCGCCATTATCCCGCATTTCCTGCTCAGCCAGCCGGCGCAACTCACCTTGCAGGGCGAGCGTGGTTTCGCTGTCCACCTGATTCTTCTCGAACTGTTCAGGGAACAAGCGTTCAGCCTCCTCGTTCAGATTGCCGAGGGCCCGGTCGACCACCGTTTGCGTGTTGCCGTTTTGCTTGCGCTCCGCGATGTCATTGAGAATGGCTTCCTGATCGGAGGAGTCGAGAAGATTGAACCTCTGATAAGCCCCTGGCGCCGTGTTTTGCCATGAGGCGGGGCCAGAAAGGTAGAGTTCAGAATGGGTCACAGCCATACCCTTGATCTGCTGCGTCGTCGTAGCCTGCATCTCCTTAAGGGCGGCGCGCTCCTGTGCGGATAGCGTTTTGATCGTCTGCTCCCGCTGACGACGCGAATAAATCATATCGTTCCAGAATTGCCGCGTATCCGGGTCCGCCTCACGCATGACGCTCGCAGGGATGCTCGCCAGCCCGCCTCCAGCCAGTATGGGCTCCATCCCCTTCATGCGCACATCATCCTGACGCTCGGCATCAGCGGCATTGTCCTGCGCCCGCATCGTGTTGAGGCGATCCTCGATCTCAAGCCGCAGATCCACGTCCTTGACCTTGCGGGCCTTCTCCAGTGCGCGCCCATAGTCGCCATCGGCTTCCATGAGGTAGTCATCAGCCGTGGCGACCGCCTTCGACGCCAACCCCTTGGCCTCGATAACCTCCTCGATCGCTTCCCGCTTGTCCGGGGCAATCTCGCCATAATTCGTTTTGAAGTATTCCTCGGCAGAGGCGAAATCCCCATTGTCCATGCGGTGATCGATCTCACTCACATGCCGCAGGGAAATCCCGCTCTTGAGGTTTACCTCGGCTTGCGCCTTTAATTGCGCCGCCTCAGTCTTCGTGTAGAGACCGGCCTCCAATTGCCCATCCACCAACGCGGTGAAATCCGTATAGCCCTGCTCAAGCTGGTCACGGCTCTTGGAGGGGTCTTTGACGATCGCCTCATATTTCGTGCCCGCGTCGATCGTCTTGGCCTTGGCGCCATCGATCTGCCGCTTGAATGTCAGGTCGCGGGACTGGAGCGCAAATGCCTGCACGTCCCTTTGTGCCGCCTGTTCCCACAGCCGCTTATGCATCGGGGAAGACATGCCCTTGCCGACCTTGGAGACAATCTCCTTCGACTTCTCCCGCATCCGTTGCTCGAACTCGGCAGGATCGCCTTCCATGTCACGCTCAAGCTCGCGATAGGCTTGATCCAGCTCATCCCGCAGGGAGAATTGCGCATCGACCACTTCAGCCTGGATATTTGCCGTGCGGATGCGGTCGCCCATCTCGTGGACAACACCGCCCGCCTGCTGCATGGCGCGCGCTTCTGGGGCAGCCCCGCTTGCCCGCGTCAGGCGAAGGGGCGTGACATTGTTCCTGACCTCACCTTCGATGCGGTCTGATGGCATCCGTGGCATAGATCAGTCGTCCTTGTTGTTGCCGAACTTGTCGTACCAGCTTGAAGCGCCCTGAAGGATTGTCGCGCCGGCAGAAATGTAGGAGGCACGCTTGGCTGCCTTGCCCTCGGCATAGGCCATGTCGCCTTCACGACGGGTCACGTCTGCGCCGTATTCGATCTGCTTTGCCCGGCCCTCGGCGGACGCCATTTCGCGCATCATGTCCAGAATGGAGGTACGGGCATTCTCCGCCGCAAAGGCCACGCTTGTGGCATCCTGCGATGACCCGCCTCCGGCAGCAGCTTTCGCTTGTCCCGTCGACAGGATTTCCTTCATGCGCTTGGCAATGCGGGCATTGTTGACGGAAGCAACCGCGACTTCCTGTTCAGCCTGCTGCTCACGATACTCCGCCTCAGCATAGGCTGCGTCGCGGTTATCCTTCCCCGCCTGTTCGGCCTGAGCCCCCTGAGCAACGCTCCCGTAAGCTGACATCGCCGTCCCGGCGGCCATCAGGGTAAGGGAAACTGGGTCCGCCATTAAGCCACCCACCTCCACGTCTCACCAGCGCACAAACGCTGAATAGTCCCATACCCAACGTTGAACTCACAAGCTAGATCTCGAACCTTTGCGCCCGCGGCCCTCTTTCTTCGTATATCCTTCACACGATCCTCCGTCAGAACGAAGTTCGTCAGCATTTTCCCCTCATCCCACGTGCCGTGCAAAACGCGATCTTGTGCGTTTTCAACAGGCGTGGCCCACCTGATGTGCCGGGGGTTGCAGCATTTTCTGTTATTACAGCTGTGCGCAGCCTGATGATCTACTGTGGGGGGAGCACCGTGAGCCAACTCACACACAGCAAAAGATGCAGTCGTGGTGCTACCCCTCCATTTTACACGTCCATACCCGCCATCGTAGGTGGCGAAAGGCCACTCAATGCAGTCATCAGCTTCCGCCTTGGCAGATGTACGAACGAAGCGCAATGCCGCCCCCACCCGACACCGCAACGGGCCACCCAAAAGCGGGTCACCGTGCTTCAGCTTTCTCCCATAATGAGCAGAGCAGAGGCCCACGCGGTGCGCAGGCCGATCACAATCACTTATCTTGCACTCTCTGAGGTCTGCCAAGATCGAGCCTCCATCGGGTCATTGGTCCGGCTTCCGCCGTTTCTTCAAACCCGAACCTCAGAAGCCATTCGCGCGCGCGTGGCCTGGTCTCGTCAAGCTCCGCCCATATCTCGCTGGCCCCCGCTGTCCGGGCTGCTTCGACTATCTTATGCGCGACCTTGTGAACGCTGGGTGGCGGACGCCCCCGACTGCTGAACACAGCCCACAGCCTGCCGTCATCAGGGTTGGCATATAGCCCGCCAATACAGAGGATTTCGGATTTTTCGCGCGCCGCAAAGCCAACAAGATGGCCCTCGTCAACATCCCTCACCCAATGCTTGTGCGCTTCATCCCAGCCCTCGAAATGCTCCCGCCGAAGCGGCTCATACTCAGCCATTGTTCGTCTTCAGGGTTGGCGCCAGTCCGAGCACCGTGACAGGGCCAGCGCCCGGCATCGTGATGCAAAGCCGTGTGTCGCGCGTCGTGGAACTCTCCAGCGGCTCGGTGAGGTCTTCATTCCAGAGCTGGACCGGGCCATCGAACACAAGCCCCTCTTCAGGCTGAAGGTCATCCAGCTGGCTCATCTCATCCGTGTCGAATGTATCGCCCCAGCGCAGGCACCCACCCGCTGTGTCCTTCAGGACCATGCCGAGCTTTTCGAGTTGCTTGAAGCTGGCAAGGCCGGAGCCCGATTCCGTTCCCCAGTTCAGGCGCCCGGACTTGTACTTGCCTTCATAGAGTAGGCCGATAACGGCATATTCGACCGCCACGTCCAGAGTGATGGCCCCGCTTGCGACCGTGAACGGCCCCTGCAACCTGCCGTCTCCCCAGACATAGACGTCATCCCGGCCTTCGAGATGATCCAGCCCTGACAGGCTTGTCGTGGATGCGCCGTCATAGGTAAGCGAGCAATGAAGCCTGTTCGCCTCAGTGACACTATCCCACGCTTCTGGCGCCAGCTTCTCGATATAGCGTACCGTGCCACCGTCGACCGTGCGCTTGATGACGAAATACACCTCATCTTCCGGCGTGCCGGGCAGGCAGCAGACGCTTTCAACATAGCCATCGACCAGCATCCGGCACCAGGCCATGACCTGCTCATCCTCGTCATAGACGCACACGCCGACTTGCCCGTCATTGCGGACAGCCCAGATGCGTGGCTCAGGCTCACGCTGCACGTCGATTTGCTTGAATCCACCAGAGCCAGCAATATCCCGGTTCAGGCGAGTAAGGTCACGCGCTTGCATACCCCCGTATTCGCTTGGCAGTATGTGATACAGGCGTTCTCTTGAGCGGGAGATATAAGCCACGCCATCGCCCTTCAGGACCGGATCAGACGCAGCCACGCCGCGATCCTGCACCGCACGCGAGCGAACATTGGCCGGCGAAATCACCTCATCCAGTGCGCCCGACGCAATCTCTGCCTCGAACCCGGCAAGGCCCGCCACAAGGCGCGATGCCCCGCGCAGCCATCGGGCTGACGACATGCGGCCCCCAAACGTCCGGCTGATCGCATCCGCATCCAATGTCCCGACCGCAAAGCTGGAGAAGTCATCCGAATAAGAGCCCCAGTATTCATTGGAGCGTGCAGCCCATAACCGCCCATCATAGAGGCCCACAGCGGTAGGATGCCCTCGCGTGTCGGACCATGCGCCCATCTGCCAGAGCGTGGTAGCTGTTGTCTTGCCGAACGCCTCAATGACGTCGACCGTCACTTCATTGTCTGCCTCAACGCTGACGATCCGGCCTATGCCATCGGTCACACCCTGCCCATAGGTAAGCGAAACCACCGCAGAGCCACTGGTATGGGCGCTCATGCGCATCCGGTAATAGATGACCTGGTTGTCCAGATCGTCATCATAGATCTGACCCGTGACAGCCGTATAGCTGGCAACCGTCTCGAAGCTGTACTCATTGCCGATAGATCGCTCCAGAAGCACGGTTCCGGAGAAGGTGCCGGTGATGGCAAACTGGAATTGGCGCGACGTCTCAACGCCCGTGACGCGGATCGCATCGGTCACTTGGTCGACGCCCGTGAAAGTGCCGGTCTCGTACTGGCCCGGATGCGTCAGGCGGATCAGGGAGCCTGCATCCGTTGTGGAGAAGGTTGGCGTGGAAGACGTGATCGTGACCGTGCCGGTATTGCCATCTGGCGTCATCGTTGTGGTTGACAGGTTCAGCGCAGCAAATGGGCCATCAAATTGCTTGTAGGGGCGCAGGGAGAACGAATACGCGCCCAGCCTTTGCAGGACATGCATCTCCTTCCCTCCACCTGCGAGGAACACCGTGTTCAGGGACTGGTCATAGCGTACGCTGGGAAGGTCAGCCGTCTCATACGGGCTGTCGATCTCGAACACACCCGCCGCGACCCGCGCAAAGCCCTCCAGTGTTGCTGTGCCCTCACTGCGCAACTGGAACTCGACATAGTAGGTGGCCACATCCGGCGTGAAGGAAATCACATAATTGCCGGGCAAGAGCCCAACATCGGAAACGATCTCTTGCCCGCCCGCCGTAGAGCCGACCCGCATGATCAGCACATTACGCGTAACCTCGAACTCGTATGTGACCAGTTCGTCAGAGGCCGTCGTGGTGACCGTGCTGCGCGCAATTGCATACTCGCCACTGTCGCCCGTGAACGTAACCGTTGAGCCAGCCTCCGAAATGGATGCGGCCATCAGCTATACCACCCCTCAACATCCCTCACCCAGAATTTGCCAGAATAGTCTACGCCAAGAGCAACATCTCCTGTACCGCCAGATGGCGCATCGCCGCCGCCCGATGGCGTGGCAGCGCTTTCATCCGACCATGAGCCGACCGTAGCTGCTGCGCCCTCAAGCTGGAGCAGGCCACCATCGACCACAATGCGCATCTTGGTATCCGAGAACTCAAGGCCGAACTTGACCGATTCAGAGAAGATGAATGGCCGAAGCTCTGCCTCACCATTCGAGGGCGTTGCCGCCACAAAGATCGTGCCGGGCATCTTGGACATGCCGCCCTGGATATGCGGGAAGATGTTCTCCATCGTCTCGGCGCCACGCGCATAGTTCTGGAGGTCTGTGCGTGCAAGCGCCTCATCCCCGAACTCACCCGCATTGAACGCAACGATTTCGCCCTTGTTCTTGCTCATGAGTACCTCGACCCGCTAAGTCCCTGACGCCGGGCATGGACGAAGTTTCCAGCAGGGCGCACATAGACAGCCTTGTTCGAGCCATCGAGAGACTTGGCGGCTTTCGTGTATGCCTTCAGCTTCCGCTCGATCCGGTCTCGCGTGGAGTTGCCTTCATCGGTGGCGGGATAGGTTTCGTCCGCGAGCATGGCGCCAACCATGTTCCCGAATTGCTGCGTCCATGAGCCGGGCATGGTCATCTTCGCCTTCGAGACGAACTTCATGTAAGTCGTTTCGGAATTGGTCAGCCACAGACCATTGCGCACCTCATAGGCCATATCGTCATAGCCGTCGCCAAAGTTGGTGTCAGGCCGGAGCTTGATGAACCGCAGGAAGTTGGCGGGCTGGTTGAATGTGTAGTCCCAGCCGGGCTCAGTCGACGCAACGGCGGACAGCGACACAACCTCAGAGGCGAAGTTCCACGGGTGATCCTCGAATGCCGCCTTCACCACAGGCTCATACGCATTGGTCAGGCGCTTCACATGCGGCTTGGTTTCGTCAACACCGGGGGATTGCTTTTCCCCCAGTATGCGAAGCGCTGTGTTTATGACGTCCGCCTTGGTGGGCATCAGGCTGCCTCTTTCTCATCCTTCTTGGTGGACGGCTTGGAGGGGGCTTTTGGGGCGGGCTTGGCCTGACCGGTTGCGGCGCGGACAGCGGCCTTCTCAACATCCATAGCAACCAGCGTGTGAATGCGAATGGCTGCCAGTTCCTGCGTGACAAACCCGGCTTCCTTCAGTGCATCTTCATAGAAGATACCGTGGAGTTCAGCCCCGCCG